TTTTATAAATTTTATATCGGGTTTACCAATACCAGCACAATAAGCACATCTATGGCCTTGTTGCCACATAGCCCATCGCATATTATACACATGTCTATTTGGACATATACATTTCAATTTCTGATGAGCGTTTATATAATCAGTGGTTAAAAGTATATACCCTTCGACAGCAAATTCTGATTTAATAAAATTTATATTTTTCTTTACCAAGCCTGCGCATTCCGCACACCTAATACCGTTTTTAAAATCTGCGGGCCACATATAACGAACATGATTATTTATACATCTATATTTTATCTTTGTACGCCTGTTTTTATATTCAGACAGCAGTCTATATCCCTCTTTTTCAAATAAATTCTTTACATATTCATGTGATAATCTACGCATTCTATAATCTCCGCTCGTCCCTACTAAATTTCATTTCATGCTCTCTACGCGTAAGTTCTCTCTTAAAACTTTGTATAAGTTCAAGATAATGTTTTTCTAAACCATCTGTCAGCTTTATTTCTGCCTCAAGAAGTTCAACGCCTTTTTCTATGGCTTGTAGTTCTTCATGTGCATCTATTACTTTCCGCCTTCTTTCCACTTTAGTACCTTTGAGTTCTGACTGGTTTATGTAGGTATCTATGACCCTATTCTTCTGCATTAGTTGTACCTTGGTCTTGTTGATTTGCGACGAGAAAAAAATTAGGAACTGTGAAAGACCTATGGTATACTGCGAGATCTTCGCTGATGGCGTAGCCTCCAGATTTCTTACATCAAACGAAAATATCTCATTCATAAGACCTTCATTTTTTGGCATTTTGAATACCATCAGTTCTTCTGCTCGTTTATTTAGTGCGTCTTCTATTGTCATTTAAACTTCTCCATAATATTTTCACGAGCCTTGGGATAATGTTTATCCAAAACCTCCGTTTTGAAAATAAAAGCTAAAGTTCCAAGCACAGCAATACCAAGTATTATATGCGTAATGCACCATTTATACCATGGATTTTTCAAAATTGGAGCAGTTGGAACTAATACAACCTCAGCAGCACCTCTCTCAGCTTTACGATCATCTATTTTTTTCAGAATTTCTATTTGATTATCTTTCAAACAAAATACATGTCTACAAATACGTTTATTTTCATCTATGGTTTGTACTCTATCCTCAAATTGATACACAGACTCTGTCGGGGGCCTAAAATTAGGCACATCATCAAAACCACAATCATACCCAGCAGTGTACTTCATACCTGTACGTTTATAAAAGTCATATAATTTATTGGTAAGTATTACAAAAAAATGCTTGCTGGAAAAAAGATCCTCTGACACCTCCCACCGGTGCACATTACATACATCGTTCTCCCAATGATCCATAAGACCAATAAGATCTTTATCTACTTTTATATGGATATAATAGGTATTATTATAATAGCTACTATGTCGCATTTTCATCCTCGCTTCGCTCTTCCCATATAGGGTGCTTACCAGTACACAAGTAGTCCCTGGCTACTATCTTGCCGTTCTTATCTATCTCTACCCACTGACCCAACATACCTATCTGTTTACATGCAAATGACCTATCACAATACTTTTTATCTCCATGAATTGTGCCGTCATTTAGAGGCACAAAGTCTGAACAATCTTTTTCTTTATCTACGTCGTGAGGATCTTTCTGTCCCGGAATTATTATTTCAGTCATCTTTCTTTTCCTTCTCCCCTCTAAAACATTTATCACATAACATAACCCAATGAGGTCTATAAAAAAATCTTTTTTGACTATCCGTATCAAACACATTGTATGCTACTTTGATTATATGACCTTCATCGACCAATTTTATACTGTTACATCCAGCACATTGAAAATGAGTGGTGCCATCTTCTAAATTCATGATAATTTCACCTTTAATATAGCTTTCATTATATTACTTTGCATCAATCTGTATTCTATTTTATCATTGTATCGTATAAGCATAAGTGCCATACGATTTTCCTCAGCGTATTCTATCTTCAAGTTATCTCGTGCCTTTGAGTCCAGAAATACTAATTTATCACCATGGAAATGCTTGTTAAATTCATAATGCTGCTGACCTTGACATTCTATCAATAAGTTAAGTTCTTTTATGAAAAAATCAAAGAACAATCTACTACCTTTATAATTCACATAATGCTCTTTTCTAATAGTAAAATGCGGATACCACTCTCTGAACTTATCATAGACCTCGTCGGAGAGTTTACTCATTTGATAACCCCAGCACGGACTTGACCTTAGACTGTAGTTCAGCATACATATCTTGGTTATCAATAAAAGCTGCTGTCAAACTATCTTTACCTTGGTATTTGTCTTCATTATATTTAAACCAGGCTCCTGCTTGCTCAATCAAACCAAAATCAACTCCTAAATTTATTATCTCGCCTGAAAAATTATACCCAACACCATATATTAGCTCTATACCCGCTGTTCTCCATGGGGCCGCAAGTTTATTTTTTACTACCTGAAATTCACTAGTATGTCCAGAAACAAGCCCTTCGCTATCAATTATACGAGATTTTTTAGATTCTCCGCCTTCTACCTTGATTCTACCAGTCGCGTAGAAAGACAACGCTTCTCCACCCGTAGGAGTTCTATCATCTCCCCATTTCCCTATATTATGCCTTATTTGATTGATAAATATAAGTAAAGTATTTGTGCGATTAGCTATTGGTGTGAGTTTTAAGCATGCCTTACTCATAAGTCGTGCAAGTAGTCCAATATAATTGTCGCTAATCTCCCCTTCTGCCATGCCCTTCGGCAACAGAGCAGAAACACTATCTACAACCAGAACATCAACTTCCCCACTCTTCATGAGTATCTCTGCGATCTCAAGATTTTCGTCGCCGGTAAATGCCTGGACCAAATCTATACTATCAGGATTGACACCTATTACTGTTCCCATATTTCTCACTAATTTTGGATCTAGTGAGTGTTCTGCATCTACATATGCCACATTCATATCCCTCTTCAGGGCTTGCATACACACGCTCAGTGCTAGTGTAGATTTACCACTACTGTTGGGTCCATATACCTCGTAAAGTCGTCCTCTGGCGAATCCTCCGACACCTAATGCAGCATCCAACGCTAAACACCCAGTAGAAACAGCGTCAATTTTCAAGTCCTCGTGGTCTCCTAGATAACTAATAACTCCTTCTCCGTACTTCTTGGTAATTGCTTTTCGTGCTATCTCTAAAGTGCCCTGATCCTTAATTTCCTTAACTTCCTTCTTCTTAACCATATTTTAGCTCCTATTGTTCTATCTTTGCTATTATTTTATCAAGTTTATTATCTATAAAAGACTGCTTTTCTAGATCACGTGCTAACTCATATTCCAACTCTTCAGCCTTTTGCCTCAGCTCTGCTTCAATACGTTTTTCCAACCGATTATTCAGAATTTCTATTGCTTTACCTGTAATCCAACCAGATTTACCCTGGCCTAACACCCTTATACTAATAGGATTTTTAAATCTGAATTCCTCTTCGTGATTAAATATAATGTCAATTATCTCTATTCCACGTTGTATAGCGTTGGATTTATTAAGCCCTCTTAGTTCTATTGCCTCAACAAATAACCGCGTCATGCGCATTTCTTGTTGCCAATTTTCATAATAATCTGTCTGTCTACCAGGATATTTAGTCCACAAACGCATAAAGAAATAGTTACGTAGGTCTTTCAAGGTCACTACCCGATCATTCACCATTAGTAGTTCGGACACCGCATAACCATGCTCTATGGCTAACTCTTTGGACTCTTCCTTGGTCTTTACTACCCTATATCCTATACATTCAACCACTTCTATAGCTTTTTCAAGCTGTACTTCTTCAGTGGATTTTCCATCGCCAAATAAATCAAGTTGACATTCCTCCGCAGGTGGATCGGGCCACTTAAACCCAGTTTCTTCTCTATATCTTTTCGCCATATTCATAGTTATCTCCTTTTGACTACTGTTAGTAGAGCTGTGTGCTTTTCGTTATCACTTGCCTTGAAAACTATATAATTATTACCATCAGTAAAATTTAGTTCTAAAGATTCGCCTATAAAATCATGTAGCAATGAGTCCAAAAACTCACCATTCACATCAATATCCAGGTTAGACTCAAACGGCTCATCAAATGTCTGTACTGAGTCTACTCTATCATTCTTTATAGTAAGTGTCTTATCATTAAAATTAAGTGTCAATCTATGATTATCTTCTGCGTCTAAAACATCCATAACTGCGTGAATAGTGTCAATAAAATCAACTCTCGGAAAACTAATAACCCTATCCAAATCAAACATCGGTCTATAGTTTGGAAAATCCTCGCCAATAATAAGATTACCAATAATATACAGATTATTGGACTTGATATAAATATATCTTCCGTCAAATATTACAAATACTTGTGCATCGTCATCAAGAGTACTTCTTAAGATAGACGCTAAGTTATAACTCATAACTTTTGTATCTTGTATAAGATCTGCATTGATATCGATTGAAAACTCTGCAAGTTTCACACCATTAGTTCCAGCAAATACAATACTATCCTGTAATATTGTTATACCCACTCCAGTAATAGCTTTTCTAACCTCACCAGGATTAACACAGTGAAGCACCCTATTTATACCTCGTTTTAGAATATTACTATTGACGATCAACTGAGCTTCGCCGAACGGCTTAATAATTGGGTAAAGTTCCGGTTTGAATACCTCAAACTTCAGTTTCTTATATGCCGGCTTACCAGATTGAAAACATGTTTTAGTTTTTATAAGCCCTAACTTATCACTCACAACGAAATGAAAATCTTTTGTTCCATAATCCTCTATAAGAGGAACAAATTTCATAATATATCCCTTAACCTTGTCAAGATTCAGTAGAACCTTACCTTTTTCAATAACTTCGACCTCTTTCGCTGTCACTACTAAATTTACATTTCCATCTGTCGCTTTAAATTTTACATCGTCTCCAGCATCTATCAAAATCATGCCAGTAATGCCTGATTCATTCACCTTAACAACATTAGATAAACGAGAAATTATTCCTTGTAGCTCATCTACCGGTATTTTAAATTCCATCCTTTGCCTCCTATTTATTTAATACGTTGAAAAAAACTAATCTCAAAGTTTGCCGACTCTTCAGAATCAGATCCATGAACTATATTATGTCGTATATCTGTCGCAAGTTCATGTCTAATTGTATGTGGTTCTGATTTCATATAATCTGTGGGCCCCATCAATTTTCTATACTTTTCTATAACACCCGCTCCTTCTAATACCAACATTACACATGGCCCACTCGACATAAAATCTGTCTGACCCTCGAAAAACGGCTTATCTTTATGCACTTTATAGAGTTCTTCTGTTTGTTTTTTGGACAACAATGTCATTTTCATGTCAACTATTTTAAATCCTTCCAGTTCCATTCTGGTGAGTATGTGACCTATCAGATCCCTTTTTACAGCGTCCGGTTTAACAATTGCTAACGTTCTTTCTGTCATAATTCTCTCCTTAACTATTTATAATTTCCCAAGGTGTTGGGATCTTGTAGTCTTCTACCAATTCAGCAACTTCATACCCACATTCCATGCATCTTTTTAATGTCCCTGTAAAGGATGAAAATTCTTGGAATGATGTGTCCTTATCACAGTATGGACAATGTTGTTCTATGTAAGTTACTGTCATTTAACCCGTCCCCTATTCTTTCCTTGTTTTATTTTACTTATTACATCATGAGAAACTCCGAACATTTCTCCTATATGTCGTTCAGTTAAAGTGCTTTCTTCTAAAAGAAGCTTGATATGATGGATTTCTTTAACCGTCAATTTAGCCATTAATAATCTCCTTACCGGCTCTTAATTCAGCAAGTTTCCACGCATAATCATACAAATGGAGCCCCTTACTGGAAGCTATTATTTCGCCGTCGTCAACACCTATTTCTGCACTCATATACTCTTTAAGTAACTGAATTGCTCCCAAATTAGCGGGGAAGCCAGAATATAGATCCCAACTACGAAAATATACCACAAAGTGTAAATGACCATCACTTATTCTTGTGTCTATTGTTCTTAAGCAGGGAGGATCTTTTAAAGATATATCTGATGGAGCAGAAACGGACATGCACGCCTGATTTGTCCTGTGACCATCTTCTTTATACATATTTATAACTTCGCTAATTTGGTCTATTTCTATAAAATCCAGGTAGTCAGACAAGCCAGAAAGAGTTATCACTTCTATAGAGTCGGTAAATGATTTGGTATTAGGAAACTCAAAGTAATTCCACCCAGCCAAACGCTCGCCGTATGTATAGTCTTCTCCCTCTTTTTTTGTGGATGTCATTAGATATGGTAGGTATTCTTCAAGGTATCCGTCTGCGACGGGGTTGGGTATGCCTAAATGTGGTGGGATATCAGGGAGTAGCGGACGCACTCCTGGATATTTGATATGAACAGTTATATAGTCAAATTCAAGGCGCTGTTGTCCTTCATAACTGCCTCTATCTATTGTATATTTTCTGCCCGATTCCAAAATTCTATCAATACATTGGAACCATGCGTCTGGCAGTGTAGTAGACTCAATAAACTCCAGATTCATCTAAATTTCTCCTACATTAAATTATGTGTCATACGTCTTGCGTCATGCATATTGTGTCAACACCTTTATTATAGAATAAAATTTATCATTTGCTAGATAGAAAATAAAAAAATTAAAAAATTATAAGCCAGTTATAGAAGCACCTAAATGTTTTACCCAGCTGTATTTTACTTTAGGATCAATATACGCCGACAGATCAGCCATTGGGCCCCACTCACCTACTATGGAAGCCCCTAAACTCGCTCTTCTATAAGTTGAAACTCTATCAATCAGATCTCTAACAGCTTCATCTACTGTGCTATAATTGGACATATTAAAGATGTACTTCTGTCGTATATCTCTACGCTCTACCATATCATCTTCAGTATTTAAATAAGAATCGGCCCATATAGTCCAATGCCGTTCTCTATCGACTCTATAAATTGTATTTGATCCCTTTACATAAAAATAATGGAACGGCTCGGCACCGCCTCTCTGAAACATTATCTCAACAAATCTACGCCAGTTTTCTCTCCACCTATTATTAAAATCAATAACAATTTCATGTGTTTTTGGACTTACATTTTCAGGTAGCTCTGTATAATTTGTTTGTAACACTGGTGTTACTGTTGCTCCAAGATCATAACTATTAAGTATGCCATTTATAGTAGCTGAAAGATTGGCGCCGTAAAAACTTCCATATATTATTGGTAAAGTATCAAATGTTTTATATACATCATTCACACTAAAGTTTATGTTTAGTTGTGTATATTTTCTTACCGCCGGGACAAAAGTTACTGTAAATTTATCTTCCACATAATAGTCTTCGGCGTTTATATAAGCTCCCAAGTCCCTTATAGTATCTGCTGTACCTCCACCATACCACCCTGTGATAAAAGCTTTCAACTCTGACTTATATATGGTATACATAGATGCGCCTAAATTACTATAAGCAGACCCAAAACACTGAAAATTTATTACAGCTTTCATATCTTTATGTTCCAACAAAGATATTTGCAAAGCTCGCTTCATTAAAATAGTCTTCGGTATAATTATAGCACCTAAGTTTGCCAATTTTCCAATTGCAGTTATCGAAGCTCCAAGATCAGCCGCCTCTATTAAACTAATAATAGCGTTCAAATCTGTGGTTGCCCAGCTAGACACCAAAGCTGGTAAATCTACAGGAATTTGAAATCCTTTCCAACCTCTGATAATTGCGGAAAGATCTTGACCAGGAATTGGGTTTAGAGAAGCTTGTATATCATATGGACCATATCCTCCAATTAAAGTAGCGCCCAAATTACTTATAGCCCAACCATGTAGTATGCCGCCTAAGTCTAATTTTTCGCCAGGATTAATAGCCGCGCCTAAATCTTTATAAGCTTGAGTAAACGATTTAATTACAGCAGGCAAATTTGTAAAATCAATTATATTTATACTAGCAGACAAATCACCCAGCAATAAATTACTAGCAATAGAAGCGGTCAAATTAGCATAAGTACTCTGAAATATATTTATTCTTGCACCTAAATCAACTGGTCCAGCAAGCAATACACTATTAATTGTCGCACTTAAATTTCGTAGCTCTATTATATTTATACTACCAAGCAGATCAGCCGGAGGGTGTGCTCCTATTTCTACACCTAAATCTTTTATAGCCCAACCATGTACATCTCCGCCCAGATCATTATCATCTTGATCGAATCTTCGTATAGCAGCCACTAAATCACTATAAGTTTGAATAGTGGGCTTTATATAAGCATTTAAATTATCATAACCTTGAAGACTAGTGGAAGAAATAGACGCTGACAAATCAGCACTTGATTGACTAATTACATTAATAGCAGCTTGTAGATCTGCTGTTTGTTGAAAAGTAGGTCTAAGCCCAAACCGGAAAGGTACCTCACTAAAATCCGGCTTAGTGTATCCACCAGTCGTAAAGCTAAAAGGAATATTCCTTATATTTGGCGGGATATAATTAGGCATTAATCAGCCCTCGTTTAATCATGATAGACTTATAAAAATTTATATGAAAATTTCGATTAAAATTAGCCCTAGAATTACAGGAATTACATAGTGTAATTAAATTAGATAGATCACAATTCTTTTTATCATAATCAATATGATGGCTACATAATCTTTTACTGGTTTTCCAACAATCAGAGTTTTGGCAAATATAATTATCACGCTCAAAAATAGATTTTTTCAATCTATTATTAAATTCTATAGAATAAGGCTCAAAAGAAGCGCCGCTATTCCATGAAGGATTTCCATCACCTTCTAATTTAATATAAGCACACACAGGACATCTACAGCCCTGCTGCCAATTGTTCCATCTAATCCTATGTCTATGTCCTTTAGAACAAATACAATATAGTTTTTGCCTACTGTTGATATATTCAGTAGATTCAAGTATCCATCCTTCATCTTCAAATTGCTCCTTAATAAATTCTATAGTAAGTTTAGCATTTCCATAACAATAAGAGCATCTATATCCTTGCTGCCACATATCCCAACTAATATTATATCTATGATCGTTTGGGCAAATATATTCTAGCTTTTGTTCACAATTTATATATTCCTTTGTCAAAAGGATATAGTTTTCAATCTCAAACAATAACATAATAAATTCTATAGTTGGTTTACCTTGACCAGCACAGTAAGAACATCTATGGCCTGCATACCAATCACCCCATGTAATACTATGTTCATGGCTGTTAGGGCATACATAACTAAGCTTAATATTACTGTCTATATATTCATTTGACAATAATAAACATTTTTCTTCCTTAAACTTATCTCGCACAAACTCTATAGTTAGTTTTTTAGGCATTTTTTACTCCGGCGTAAGATAATCATAAATTAAGGCATTAGTCCCACTATCAGTGGGATGCAGTGCAACAGCATAATGTGCTTCATTATATGAGGTTACTATTGAAAATGTACCACTAACACCAGTAGACTCAGTACCACTTACTAATACACCAGTACTTCGTCTATAAAGTCTCACAGGAATTCCTGAAGCACGAGTACCATTAACCTCTGTGTACCCTTCGCACAAAAATCTATTTGTAAAAGTATAGGTTTGACTAGTCCCTGTACTACCACTTGAAGTTGATTTGATATACCAACTATAAGTTGTAGCAGCCGGCGTGGATAATGCTGCTGTAGAAGTAGCTTGAGCACCACTATCCAGCCCATAAACAGTAGATCCTATTTGATTATTGCCATCATCATAAAATGTAGCAGCATATACATAGGGAATATCTGCACCAGTAATAGTTGTTGTAAGTTGTAATGTGTGATTAGTTCCATAAACTGTGGATAAATGTATCGGTATAGGACCACTAAAAGTAAAAATGGTGGGTTCTATGCCTAATGCATAGGTAATCAAATCACCAAAATTACTATAATAAGTGGCTTTAGTCCAGGCAGTTGAACGAACACTGTCGGATATACGTACTTCATCTATTATACCATCAAAATTACCTTGACTACCAACTTGATATCTACCAATTTTGAATGTATTAGAAGTATCAGACACTAAAACTGGTTTTCCACCTACACTAGTAGTTGGAGAACCATCCTTATAAAATTGTATAGTTCCAGCATTATAGGTTATATCAACTGATTGTTGTACCCCAGTATCAAAAAAGCTAGATTCAATGTGACTTTGCCAGCCACTATTATTGTACTGAAAGTAAAGAGTGCCAGCGAAATTCAACATGGAGTAATTTTCAATTGAAGTACTCTCCTGGGCCATATCTATAATACCAGCAAAAGCTGGGTTAGTTAGTGGCTTCACAATAGCTGATATAGTTAAAGCTCCAGTAATATCCAGACTGGCATCCGTCCCACAGTCTATTAAATCATCACTGCCATCAAAATCTATAGCTTTACCAATCTGCCCATCTATTAAATCGGCACTAGTCATGGATCCACCAGGAGTTCCATCATTACTATTAGATGTAGAATCCCTCATTATATCAGATACATCTCCGGCAGGACTTTGTCCCATATGCCATACACCGACAAAATTACTATCCCAAACACTTTGTGCTGGTGTTTCGCCAGTATCGCCTATATAACCAGAATTAATAGTGTGTGTAGAATCATAGTATAAATAAAGAGTAGTGTCAGTTCCAGAAACTATAGTCGGAACTTTAGTCCATAACCATGATTGATTATTTTCTGAATCCCAGTAATCTATTTCAACAGGTAGTTCAGTTTCTACTCCAGAAACAGTGGCCGTAACAGCTATTTTCTTTCTATTATCCCAAGAGCTTCCATATGGTCCTGTCGGCGGAATAAAATCTGAAGTCCAACGAGCTATTCCTTTTGAAATACGAAGCTCGTCTATATATCCTGCAAGTTCGGAGGCAGATAAACCTCCTACCCTTAATTGAGAAGTATGATCATTTAAAGTAAACGAATAGGATAATTCTTCTATACCATCAAAATAAACTGTATTTAAACCAGAATCATAAATCCATACTACATGGTGCCAATTATTATCCACTCCTAGTGTTATAGTTTGCCACGCGCCCAGAAAAACCTGGAGATCATTATCATTATATCTTATCGACCACCTTTCATCATTATTTACACTGTCCCAGCGTGAAATTACATGCCCAATTCCTGTATGAGAAACATCTTTCATTACCCGAAAATCAATAGTGAAAGGGCCGCCTGCAAAATCCCAGTCGGCACTATCAGCTATACTCAAATAATCTCCTGTACCATCAAAATAAGCACTAGAACCACCAAACATAGACTGCGCAGTAGATATTTGTGCGTTATCATTAGCTGTGATCGTATGACTACTAGTTGATTCATCTATAAAAGATGTACTTCCATTTGTTCCATCACAATGTAATAATAATACTGTGCCAGAAGCTAAAGTACCAGAAGCAGGAGTTAATTCAGTAAATACAGCTGAAGCATCAAAGCTAGTTATACCAGTACCAGATGATAAAGTTATAAGTACAGGAAAATTGATGATATTTTCATCTACCTTGGTCGAATCTATGGTTAATGTTAGTTTTTTATTATTATTCCATCCAGCAAGACTCATTTTATTCTACTCCCCACTATGTTTTTCATAATATTTTTATAAAACTCTTCATGAAATTCTCTTCTAAAATTAGCTCCACTATTACATGAATTACACAGTGTTATTAAATTCACCGGAATGCAATTCTTTTTTATATAATCTACATGATGTAGAACTAACCTAGTACCAGTTCCCCAACAATATGGGTTTTGACATTCATAATTATCTCTAGCTTTTATATCTTCCTTATATTCTTTATCCGCCCATGCATCGCAGTAAAGCTCACAGGAAATACCATTTTTCCAATTTGGATGTCCTGGGCCAGATTTTTTAATATAAGCACATGTTGGGCACCTGGTTCCTCTACTCCAGTTAGACCAACTTACTGCATGCTCATGGCCTAAAGAACATTTATATAATACTCTTGCTCGCCAACTAAAGTTATCTATTGACAAAATAATATAGTTTTCATTCTCAAAGGATGATTCAATCTTATCTAATACAAGGCAGTGAATACACCGCCTGCCTAATCGCCAATCATTCCAACTAATTTTACGTTGATGTCCATTTGAACAAATATATTCTAATTTATTACATGAGTTTACATATACATCTGTTAAAAGAATATAGTTTATATTCTCAAACTGTGATCGTATAAATTCAATAGTAGGTTTTCCCTGACCATCACAATAAGGACATCTCCTACCCTCTAGCCATTTGCCAAAACTAATACTATGTCTATGTCCTTTAGAACAAATATAATCAAATTTTTGGCGTCCATTTATATATTTATCATTAGATGTCAATTTATAATTATCTAAAGCAAATGATTTTTTCACATAGTTTAAACTATATTTCTTCATTATTCTTGTACCCCGAACCAAGTTTTGATCCTAGTTTCGTAATCTGTTATATCAGCCCCTTCAGGTATATCTGTCTTAATATAAATATTTTGACTCTGTTGAGGTTGTATGTCTTCAGTTTTTATTGCTGGCGGCAACAAAATTTTCTCCAGTGTAGCGTCGCCCCTAAGAGTAACTTCTGTTCTATGGTATCTCGCCTTAGGTAAAAAATACCCATCCTTTCTTACTTCTTGCCATTCAGCAGTACCACCAATTCCCCATACTGGATCATATGAAGCTGGTATCCAGTTAGAAGTATTTTGAAACTCTACAACTGAATCATTATTAAAAGGAAAAACACCAAACACAGGTTGTGCATTACTCGCAATACTAGTAGATCTTGTTATATCTCCCGCGGCCTTATCAATAAAATACAACATATTATTAGTCGTACTTATAACAAAACAGCCGTTGTGAGCACCCCTTAATCTGTTAGCATTATTAATAAAAATTGGTCCTACATCTACCGAGCCGCCACTAGTAACATGATATACATAACTATCATGTCTATACCAAAAACCATCCTCATAATCAGTAGTCACTCTATTAACCTGTGTATTATTATAAGCCGGTGTTTCTGGTAAAGTAACAGTTTTTACCACCCCCCCACTCGAATTATATCTATACGCTGTAGCAGTATCACCATCTTTATTGTCTACTACCCAACACCCATTATCAAGTGTACCACATATAGCCCGGGGTGTTTCTAAAGCAATACTATGTATCGTTGTACCACTAGTATTCTTATGTATTACCAAATCGTCCACCTTATCTGTATACCATACTCCGTCACCATCTAATTCAACAGCAAAATCATATAAAAAATCAATAAAACTATCACTTATAGACGCTAAAGCGCTCAGAGTACTGTTAATATGCTTCAAAGTTCGAGGAGTCCCAGGAGCATCTGGATTATATGAACTCGAATATGACCATAAACCCCCACTCTTATCAAATTCTAAATTTACATCTCCAGAATAAGCATAGTTACTATCACTCCAAAGACCCGTAATAACAACACCACCTGATCTATTATATATACGCACATATGTACGTACAGTAGTAGAAAAAGAATACATGTATGTCATTACAACATAACCAGTACGTCTATCTACAGCCATAGACATTCCATAAGTACTTGCGCCACCATCATAACTAAACCATGTAGCATAAGAACTAGTATATGGTATATATTTTGTAGGATTCATGTTTCTAGTAGCAAGTACCAAATACGCTTCAGATATAGGTGTTGGCTCCGTATTACTACTCTTCACTCTTATAGTTCCATTATAAACATTTGCATCATAACTAATACTACCAGTTCCACTAACAGCTGTCCCATCTGTTATAAAATAACTTGAGTTATATTGATTGTCCAATTTGAATATGGGGGTGGCGTAAGTTCCACTTGTACTGGGTGATGAGATTATTACTTCGTCAACACTAACCTCAGTATCAACAAACGATCCCATACTCCATCTATAAGTTGAATTAAGATTATCATCTTCTATTAAAGCGCCATCCTCTATTCCGTAATATGTTCCATTTTGACTCGACGAAATTTTTACATACTCATCCGCAACACTACCTGTATAATCAACTACTGTGTAAGCCGTGGCAGCCATACCGGTTAAAGAACTACTATTATTAAATAATGAAATAGTCTCTGCAGTTCCTTCTGAACCCACTGGAGTATCTTCCAAATACTTAGCATATTGACTTCCATCAGAACCAAATGCTACTATATAATCATTATTCACCGCCTCATATTCATGGATAGTCATACCAACGCCAGAAATAGTAACAAGAACAAATCTCGGTGCTTTAGGCTCTACCAATGTTGGATAATAATAAGTTGACACATTTGTAGTGAGTTGGCTATAACTACTGCTTTCAGCATCTTTAACATAAAATACAATATTAGCTGATTTTGTTAAGTCACTGCTATAAAGACGTACAGAATCTAATTTTATTCGTTGACTTATATCTGCCTCTAAATAAAGTACGCCAGACACAGTCACTGATACCCCACCAGAAGCAGTGGTCCCATCTAATAAACTCTCCAGTTGCGCCCACGACAGACTAGTATTACCTGTTCCACTAGATGTTAGTGATTTTAATGATCCGTTACGAATTAAGTTGTACTGCATGTGATAAACCTCTCTTTATCATTATTTCCGTATAGTAAGATGTGTGCCATTTCCTATTTTTATTTGCTCGACCATTACATGATCTACATAGAGTAATTAAATTCCATGGATTACAGTGCTTCTTAATATAATCAATGTGATGAATAACTAACTGCTTGTTGATGTGCCAGCAATCAGAGTGCGGCCGGCCAGCACAATATGGACACCTCCTTCCATTACTCCAATTATTCCAAGTAATATTGTGTCTATGTCCTTTAGAACACACATATTTCAATTTAATATGAGCGCCTACGTATTTCTTACTTAATAATTTATAACCCTCTTTTTCAAATTGTTCTCTTATATATTCTATAGTTAATTTCTTACCCATTCCATTCTCCTCACACCGTTGTGAGCCATTCTACAAGGATGCTTGCAGTATTTGGGCTCTGTGCAAATCTTTCATTTTTAGCAGGTCTTACATATATAGTTTTACTCGTCCCAGCTGGTACAGCTTGAAAAACTATAGGTAAATTTGTAGAACCCATGCCGTAAAAATCAGTACCATTCTCGCTGATCTGCAAAAATTCATTAGCGGTGTATGAAATATCTTTTTCTACTCCCTCTGTTTCTATATTAAATTCAGTCTTACAATAGTTATAAATTTTTACGTTGTCAAAAATCGCGCTTCCATAAGTGTCACTATTATGTGCGGTCTGAGCGGTAGCTCCGCCTAGTTTTATGACCGCTGATTTCGTATCATTTACCCGCCAGGCAATTTTACTTGTTACAATCAACTCATTGTTTATGTAAATCCTAATGGTGTCTTTATTGTCAGTAAATGAGCCATCATGGCTCCATACAAATGCTATGTGTATAATTTCATTTATGCTTATGAAACTATTAGACGGTAAATCCCCTACATCTATCTCAAAAGTACTCAGAGCTTTTCTTATATGTCCTGTAATTGGCTGTAGCCATGCTCCTGATTTTATTCCCAGCGAAATAATATTGTTGTTATTATTTACCATCGAGAATAATAATCGAGAATTTAAATCATTAAATAAATTCCTTCCAGTGCTATCAGTGTATGGTTTCATCCAGAATTCTATAGTACCTCGTTCTAATGTCATCCCTGCTAGCGGAATTTCTAAATAATCATGCCCAATAAGGCACATCCCTTTGTCAAATTTGACATCGTCTTCAAACACATTTCGTTGTATTTTTAGATCATCTATATTCATAATAAATGCCTGACCAACCCCACGAAATCTAAATCTAATGGACGACAGATCCTTGCCATTATTTTTAAAATCTATCTTGGGAGACACAAAGCCAAATATAGATTCAAATTCATCAGCGGACGGATAAAATTCACTTGCGTCTTCAAATTTCAGCCGCATATCATTCCAGCCTGTACTTAAACTCATATCACTTACATCCCATTTATAGTAAGCATTGTCCGCGCTATTTATCACACCAAAAGTTACATCCCCAAAACTCAAGTCCAATTTACTTACATCACTTATATACCACCAGAAGTGTAGTACGTCTTTTATATCAAAATACTCATCGAAGCCAAAATCATCACCCTCTATAAACGATACCGTATCAGCAGTAGATGAATCTGGATAGTCTATCTTTAGGGATCTTCTACCGACTTTAACAGTTAAGGCATCATTACTTAAAGTACTAATCGTTGAGTTCCACCACCAGTTATATTCAGTAGGATTATATTTAGTATCTCCAAACACCTTCAAAGTACTTAAATAATCTTTACCATATTTACCAGAATCGTCGTCATATGAATAATTCTCAGCGATATCTCTTTTAACCGATACCCATTTGATAAGTCCAGTAGATCGGTATATATTAGGATTTCTAATCCCCCAAGTATATGTGGGATCTATATGCTGTACCCCCTTTACTGTATACCTACCAGCCTCAGGTACAGTAATAGTGCCTGATTCATTAAGCCATGTAGTTGCAACATCTATATCCGCAAAATAATCAACCGTAGCCGGACCAACTAGTCTTAAACTAATTTTTGATTCCTCGGGGTAATCAGCAGTAAATAAATCTGTACTGGCATAGGCAGCCCACTCAACTATATATGTACCAACATCAAAATACACATTAGTACCAAATACATACTCAGTAGCACCGGCATCCACCCAACTATCGGTTTTCTGATAATATGTAATATATTCTCCATCTAGTGTGAATGAAACTTTCTGTGGGTCATCAAATATATTATCAGAATACTTAAAAAATGTCTCATTATTATCCCAGTCTGTATCTGTATCTGTCACATCCTTATTAATAAGCGAATGATTCGTCACATCAAACTGATCAGTAAGATCTGTAGCAACTATAGGCCAATCCTCACTATTTACATACCCAGAATCTGTATATGTATATATCTCTATTTCACGCAAATAACTTCCTTTAAACAGTTCATACAAGCCAGTCTCCTCATCAATAATTAACTGCCTTTCATAATCATATCCAGTTATTGTTAGTTTGGCTCTTAAAGCACTTATAGGATCAAACTGATGCAGTCTATAATGATCACTGTTACTGCTCACTGAAACTACAGGATTATATATTTCTCCATCAAAATGTAATACAAGTTTAGCATAATCATCTATGCCAGAATTAGTAACACTATAAGCTTCTGTTGGCGGGGTAAAATTAGAAGTCCATCTAGAGTCTCCTTTAGATATACGCAGTTCATCCATATATCCATTGAAGTTTCTATCAAATGTAGTTCCTTTAGCACCTATATATAATGGATACTCAAGTGGAGTATTAGATCCCACACCAGAAGTAGTCGTACCTATTTGTTGGCCGTCCACAAATAATCTAACGGTACCAGAAAATGAAGTCACAGCTACATGATACCACGTATTCAAAGAGGGAGTCCAGTCCTGCTCTATAACATTGGGTGTAGATGCACGATAAGGTACATATCTTAATTTATTAGTACTATTTTTATAATCAACTTGAAATGCAACATTAGGATCAACGTCTGCTCCGAACCATAAAAATGTATCAAAACCATCAGCAGTATTAAAGCTAGAAAATTTAACTCTAAAATCTATAGCATAATGATTCGATCTAAAATCCCAATCATCACTGTCATCTATTGTCAAATAAGTAGTAGATCCATCAAAGTACATACTATCCCCAAAAACACCTGTTGATGAAGAATAACGTACTGATGGAGTAACCTCATGTCCAGGATCATATACTGAGTATGCAGTACTAAAAGTATAATTAGTATTCATAACCCCAGAATCTGCAGGATCATATCCATGATATAGTACAACTTTATTTATAGTGTAGGTTTGATCAAAATCTATTCGCATATAAGGATCTACGCTATCTACCTCTTGAAATCCCCAACAAGCTTGAGCTCTATAATCATTGTTTACACCATTTACAGCGTTCTCTGGATAGTAGTCCAAAAAGTAATAATTAGTGCCTGTAACTGTAGCATCATAGGCCACATTTATAGGCGGATTATAATCCGATAGTATATTACCCAAAGATTGCCATTCACAGTTGTACCCGCCAGCAGGTCCAAAAACTGTCTCTATTTCAGGATAAATACCAAGTTTTCTCAGGCATCTAGTAGTTTCATCACCGGTCAGTATGTTTACACGTAGCCATCTTAAATCACTGCGCGTACTATTATCCCAAGTTACATTATACGGGCTTGAAACCTCACTATTAGAATAATCCATGTTTGAGTCTGACAGTAATAATTTATTAGTAGCACTACCGTAATTTCGTATTACATCTATATCGTACCTATTAGACAAATCAATTACAAAATAAGTATTATATGTACTATTCGAATAGTTAAAACTTAAATTACCACTTTCATCGTCCCATAAAATATAATTATTATCATTTACAGAATTAACATAAACATTGGCGGAATTAAAAAACTCTGAAAGATGATTTTGATGTATAATTCTTATTTTATTAACAGGATCTAAGCCTGTCAATTTAAACCCTATAGCAGTGTTATATCCAGATATACCAGGCCCAGGATTCATATCTACACCATCAGAAACTACCCCACTGCTTTGAGCCATATTGTCATTACTACTATCAAAATATACTTTCTCTATCTCAACTAAGGTATCGTTATAATAAGCATCAATATATCTTGCTTCCACCGACATCAAAGGACTTTTAATATCTACATCGTCTATCCATCCAGATATTGAATTACCCTGAGAACCATGATTAGCATGGACTATACCAAATTTGGTACTATCCCAAGCTATACTGCTGCTCATCGATCTAGTACCAAACAAACTAGCACCATCCCATGTATCTGTCCATATAAACATAGCATAAGAACCGGACCCATTAGACGTTACTTTTACATAATAATCCGTATTCATTTGCCAATAAGGCCCTGGATTGACAATTGCCACTAAATCCGAAATAGAGCCATTCATATTTGTAACCTTTAGTTCTATTGAATTCCAACCAGTAGAATTTAGATAAAAAGAAAGGCGCAATCCAGCCTTAACTATCGGAATATTTGTCAAGCCTATGCTGACTCCAGCCAGACCACTGTTACTAGTAGCTCTGAACTTAAATTTAATTTCAAGTGAATCAGCTTCTGAGATTGTGCTATTAAATGTTTTGTAAGCCAGTTGATACCCAGCATTATCTTTGTATACTGTAAAACTAAATCGCTTATTAATACTATCCCAACCGCCGCCATAAGAATAACTACCAGTATTCGATATCGTCCAGTTTGGATCCACATTAAAAGCATCTACATAGTCTATAATAAGTGGAAATCCTATTTTCCAATATTCACTAGACACTGAATTGAAAGTAAATTCAGTTTTTCTATAAGAGTTATTGCAAAAATCCAAAGATACACCGCTGGAAATAGTACCATAACTTTGCCAGTGTTCATCGTCCTCGTTATAATAAGCATTTTTACTATTAGACAATATATTTTTCAATGCATAAGAAGGTGTGTTTATTGCGCATTGACTATTGTCATTTCTTATATTATGATCATCGCTTTTGAATAGTTTGCACCCCGGACCTATTTCTGGCTTCTCTATCTCATCGTAAGAACCCATCTTGCTCCAGAACACTAGGTTATCCACCTCATAGGTCTGGCGAGGTAAATCCACAGTCAAATCAAACGGCTTGTCATAAACATTTTCCAATGTAATAGGAGTAGCTTCATTTACTGCACCAGATTTAGCGTGATCTAATAACACAATATCAGAACAATCGCCTGTTTTTACTTGATCCCCGACCAATAATTCTATTTCATTAATAGAAAACTCAGTAGAGGCATCAAACTCCATAGTAATATATCTAGGAGCTCCTCCTAGAAAAGCTTGTATTTTTCCAGAAGTTAGTTCGTTAAAAGATGGAGAAACCCATATTTCTCCATAGTCTGAAAAAGACAATGTGACATTATCCAAAAGGGATGGGGTGGTTTTCATTTTACTATAAAGCTCTATCTCTGATATTTTAGTACTATTATGATGATTAGTATAAATTCTAAACCCAAGAGACTCTATCTCGTCAAAGTTATGTTCTATTATAGTCCAATCGGTACCTATAGATGCACTATATTCCTCCCAATTTATAGGATCTTTATTTCCACTTGCATACCTAACTCGTGCACTCGTAGGATTATTAAATATATAATCATTATCTCCAGGTAAATATTCTATACCGTCTAACTTTACTGAATTATAAGAAGGAATTAATCGAAATTTAGTATCATCAGCATTACCAGTAAATTCATATCGACCTAAATAATAAGACAACGCCATACTTCTAAAGTTATTTCTCTCCTTGAAATAAACAATGCTTTTATGTATAGGAGCAGATTTTTCATTGGGAAATTTTAGAATAAAAGCTATAGGATCATATTTAAATCCACCAATTCCACGTGGAACATTTGGCCAACAATATTCTGTCTTACCTGTACATGTATAATTATACAACCACTCAGCATCCCCATTCACATAAAAATATGAGTGGTTGTCACCAGTTGTATACAACCCACTGGAATCAGATCCATAACTAGTACCTACCTGTCCATTATCTGCGGTGCGAATAGAATCATCCAGAGCGTCTCTACCGTAATACGTATTAGTATGAATATCTGTAAATCCAACAATAGTAATCCAATTTATTCCAGTATGATAATGCGATTGACTAAATAAATCCACTTCCCAACTCACATCAAGACAACTAGCAACGTTAAACTCAAAATAGCTTGCATCCTCACTGCCATATATATTTATTTCTTCCACATTTATTCTGTCACCAAGATCTATATCAAGTATAGTGTTAGTTTGCCATCTATCTCCCCTAGCATAAATAGAAAGCCCAGCCAATCCATAGGAAAACGGAACACCAGGATCAAAAATACCTGTTGCTTCACCGTTTATTTGACAGAAAGTAGCATCTGGCAAACCGGTCTTTGACACGCCAACATACAAATCAGCGTTATATATCCCTATAAGATCACCTTTGTTTACAAGTATATCGCAATCTACTCTATATACCAATGGTCTAGAAGTATATAGATATGAAGCGTTCTCTGTTGGCAAGCTCAATGAGTATACGGTTAATAATTGACCATCACTTCTGGGCCTCAAAATTTTTATCCTCGACGCGCTATCTACTTTACCATACATATAAACAGCTTTTAATTTACCATTATTATCTATAGGGTGTGAATAATCTATTATGGTCTTACCCACATTATTTAAAGAATCATAATACTCGCCTGCCGCTAAACTAGATATAAGCCTATAAGTACCTACTTCATTGAAATCTCGTCTACCACCCTCCACACTGTATTGAGTAGGATCATGCATATATGCAAAGTTATCTGTATCACCATCTATAAGTTTACTTATCTCATAAGCCGAAAGAAATCTTGATGATGCATAATCAAAACCCGTAGCTGGATTAGTACCTGTTACTTTGGTTGATATATCATTTTCCTCTGAATCTTCAAACCCCAACGACTTAGCCGCGGAACCTGTTATTCCAACAGCACTTGTTGTTCCTACAGTACCAGAAGTTATTTTCAACTTATTTAGTTCAGAATACTCACAACTAGAATATGAATAACCACCTATATTAAACGTACTTATTTTGTTAGCAATTATTTTAGCTATATCTATACCAGTTGCGTTTTCATTATCGCCGAGATTAAAATATTCATACCCATACCCATCAATGTCAACTGCCAGTTCATCACTAACACCAGACACAGTAGTATAAAAACTACTAGATGTACCAGCCACACAACTGCCTCTTATACCAGCGCCAGGGCAGTTATGCTCGTAGAAAGGAAAATAAGAACATTGAGTATTATCACACGCAAATTTAGATAATGAACTAATCTTTATGAACTTAATAGCAAAGTGATCACCAGACCACCCATCTATAAACGGATAAACTCTTAAATTATTTATGTTGCCCTGCCACTCAGGAGCTGGCCCCATATTTATACTATAAAGTCTCCACTTATCATCAACTACAAGATCAAAATCTATCTGCTTAGTAGAATCCCACACTGCTTCGCCTAATCTTAACCATTGTATACGTCCTGTAGTAAGACCCCCTACAACTTTATCTGGATTATTATTAGTAACCTTCATCAATATTTTAATATAATAATAATCTTCTGCTTCCACCACCGAGAATACATTATTACGACTTATATAACAGCTTCTATCATTTGCAGTACCAAACAATGTGCCATTCCAACATCCATATAAATAAATATTGTTATAAATGTCCCAATTATCCACGTCGCCATTTATATGAAAATCAGATGAATAAGCATCCAATGTATCATGTACACAGAGAAATGAATTTTCAATTATTCTTGCGTCCCGAAGGAAGTTGTATGGCATTTACTTTTCTTTCCTTATCGTACATTGTTTAATAATATCCACAAGACAGTAGCCATCTCCGGCAAAGCCGCTGCATTGGCCACAGTGTTCCAAGCCATTATCTGCGTCCACGGCTTGTGTATTTATATGTTCAGAAAACATTTTCTGTTTCTTGAGTTCCATTACCTGTTGGGCTGTTTTTCTTCGATATCTTAACTCCCACTCTTTATATGTAAAGTTATAGGTTTTTTCACATAATCTACATTGATATACCAGATATTGTTGGATAGATGCATCCACAACTTTACCTTCATCATCGACTAAATAATCCATATCCTTCATATATTGGTCTAGAGTGGCCATGTCGTTGATTACTAACCCCTCGCCGCAATTATCACAATCTATATCGAACATAATATCTCCTAGTTTAATGACGCTACAGAACCCGCCAATTGCATAGTTACAGAGCCATACTCTGACGCATTAATTCTGTTTGCTACTTCCTCATTTCGTGCCAGCTCCGGACCAATATATCCCATTGGATTAGTAAGTACTGCCCCCATACCATTCTCCCATGCTGTAAATACATCTATACTCCAATTCAAAGTGCCAGTACATTTATGTTGAAACACATATTCAAACACATTTTCAGTAGATCTCCAGAATATTGAGCCGTGTTTACCACAATTACTGATCTGTTCTATATTTTTATAATCGGCTATAAAAAGGTGGCCACAAGGACTATAAGTACCTTGTTTGTCTACGCTTTTAAGTGGACGAACCACTGAATTATGAAACGAGCAACCCCAAGCTGGAAAAGTTATACCTATTTCAAGCAACTTACTATCAAGACTTGGTGGAGCTACAGAGGTAAGTGAGAATGAGGTTTCGCCCTCGTTTATTATGGCATCATATATATTTTTTTGTTCTTCCTCTGCCTTATACAACCAACTTAATCCTCCACCTACTCCTATTGACATCGCTTCCTTGTCTGAATGGGTCTCAAATAGTATACGTCCTCTACTTTTGTTCATAGTTTTAATGTTGCCAGCACTACTAGGCATTCCAACAACCCCACCTATACTATCATATTGATAAACAGTAGATCTATCCTTTGGTATGACATAAAGCAAGGATCCTGTACTATCAGCGCCGTGGGGCGGAAAGTCACCATGTTTTCCAACTGATATATTATATTTACGCTCCCATGTAGTTATATCTTCTGTGGAATCTTCGAATCTATTATAGTATACATAAACATTCTGTATATGTACTTGATTTAATACCCCACTCTTATTATAATAATTACTCAAATTGCCCTTGGCATTAATTTCTTCAGTGGTTGCTTTTAATCTAATTTTTATTCTAAGGTATTGATAAGGACTTTTAATATCATTGACATTGAAAGCTATATCATAAAATCCCCTAACAGATCTTAGTGTATCTTTACTACCCGACAAAAACATACCAGATTTATATATTGTAACTCCGGGAAGATGATACAAATCACCAAGAAATATCGATTCCGCTGTATTTGGCGTGCCTCCTTCTACTTCTTCAGCTCCCAATCCAAAATCAATAGAGACAGCTCCAATAGACATATCATTTGCCAATTTCATGTCTATGTTTAATTCGTTAGAGCCATCACAGTACTTCAAATTTAGATTATATTCCGCAGGATAAAACTCTGTTAAATCTTCTAGAGACGCCCAGTTATTATTTTCCTTTTCTCCTGCAGTCATACAGTCTGCTAATTTATCCAACTTTATTTCATAATCTTCTGAATTCAATAAAACTGCACTTCGAGGTAAATACTTGAGCATCCCCGATCTAATAGTAACATCTAAACCTCTTTGATAATACTCTAAAACCTCATCACCTATTGAATCATAAGTTGTAATAGTCCTATCCGCATCTGGAGTTGTGCTAGTAAATCCAGTATCAAATAAAGTAACCTCGGTCACCCACGGGGATGTAGTACATGTATCATATAGGGTTTTGTTACATCCGATACCATCGGCCCACACACCATCTAAATCAAAACATCTCTTAGGGCCACTATTTAGTTTTATACTCCATATAGGATCGTCACCGTAGTTACCTATGCCCTCCTCTACAGGCGCCGTCAACCAAAGCACTTGATCTCCTTCATCACAAACTAATCTATGTTCGCCTAACATATAATCATATTTATAATCAGGATGTTCTACATTGAAATAAATATGCCGGCCTATAATATCATCTCCAGATTTACGTTGCGGGGTAACAAGTTTTTCTTCCATTAAAGTGGAATTATCTATGGTAGGATGATCTCCTATATAAGTATAACTAGCACAGGTTCTATCTGATGTATTAAGATCGTATCTTTCTAACTCGCCCCACAATTCCTGCCAAGCCCATTGTATAGATTTTGATAGGTCTCCTTCTGGATAATCTTTATATGTATACCATGTAATTATTGGTACCAGTACACTATTAATTAGTCTATAGTAAGGATCTTTAGGAAACGGATAATACAACCCTGCCAATGAACTATGGGTTCTAAATACCTCGTCGAAATCATATCTCATTGCTACTAAAGCGGCCATCTCCATACTCTCACTAATTTGCACGCCTTCTATAGTATCGTTTACCGTCAAAAATCCAAACTGATGCATAAAACTACTAGTATCATCATAAAAATCATTGCTACAATACATTAAATATGGATAAGAAGATGTTGGATTAGTAATACTTGCACTGGCATAAAACTCGTTTATTGGAACCCATTTTCGCTTACGTATAAAACTCGTTCCTTGTACTACATAATAATCTATGTTATCCATTGATCTATAACTTCTCATAAAATCTCTATAAGTATTACCGAATTTAGGCGAAGCGCCACTATTTTGTAGCATCTTTACTTTGTCTAATCCAGTTACCCCACCCCTATATCTACCATACCCTGTAAAAAGATTTTCAGTCTTTTTAGTTGAATTACAATAGGACCAATCACATAAACAATTCCATAATGACGCGTGTGAATCACATGTCTCTCCAAAACTATCGGCTGGGCCTAACATACGAATATCATGGCTGCCATGCGGCGGATCAGACCAGTCTTCCCAAAATACTTCCATAATTCGTATATCCCACTCACTAAGATTGCCTGTTATATTATATCTGTCATAAGAATTACAATCAACATACGGATACCACATAGGCCCAAGACCAGTGTTAAAACTTAAATCATGATCACCACATGGAGGTGTATATCCTTTATAAACTGGATCTGGATCAACTCTTTTGCCAGCCTGTTCACCTTCTCTGATATAACAATTATATTCTGGTAATAGTGTGGCATATTCATAGCTGGCGTTCCAAGCATATTTAATTTCTACATCTCTACAAAAAGGCTGACGTATCCATGTTATAAGTTTTGTTTTTACATGGCCCTTAATTCTACCAGTTATCCCTCTAAATACAATAGAAACCATAAGAGGCTCGTATCCAAATTTTCTAATAGTATATAAATTGTCAGTGGCATTTATAACAAAATTCTCTCTGTAGCTTACTGAATCATCTTCATCTATAAATGATTCCAGCTCTTCTTCTCCCCCAAGGGGATTTTCTAATGTGCGTCTTTCATATGTCACAAGCTCTTTTATGGATAAATAATCATTTTTACAAAAAGAATTAAAGTTATTAATATCTTTCGGCCTGATAATAAACTGATTCACTTCCATTCTATCATTACAGCTCTCATATATAATCATTTCTTCTCTGCCAGTCTCATTACCATCATCATCTACATGAACTATCTCTAATTTACCTTCAACTTCCCATGGTTTGATTACATAACTTAATACCTTAGTCTCGTCAACCTCATCAGGTATAACTACTAAGGCATAACCGGCGTTGCCGAAGAACTTAGTGTTTTTTATATCCAGCTCTATATCAGATCCTACAGTAACCTTATACAGTCTATAAGTCAATTCATAAGTTTTGTTATCTGGAATAATTGAAGGGTTAGCCGATAACCTGTCACGGACACCATCAAGATACATATAATAGGATAAGTATTGGCCATAATCACCGCGTTCTTCATTTATGAGTGGAAAGAAACTAAATGATACAGATCCATTATCATTCAAATACGCAGAAAAATCACTTCCATAATCAGGCAAATAATCTATCTCTCCATCACCGGAAAGACTAAAACCAGTTTGCCCAATAATACCGCCGACATATATCTTTTTAAAATATATCTTATCGAATTCCCATCTACCACTACCTTTGTTAAACACAAATATATTATTATCCCCCCACCTACTAGGGGCATCTATATAAAACATATTCTGGTCGCTACCAAATTCTGACGCTGGCATTTTATCTGGCATTGCATCTATTATAAAATCTAATATGCATTCTAACTCATCATAAAACTCATCGAACACAGCTCCACTACTTAATTCTAACTTGGCTTCTATTTCAGACATGTTCATATGCTCTTTTAATCTTTCAGCTACATGTGAAGGAAAATTTAACTCTGGGTCATCTATGTTAAAAGCATATGTTTCACTATTATGCCAGAACATATCACCAAATATCAATACACTATTGTGATCAATATCTGATGACTCAAATATATTTAAACTTTCACCGTCAATATCTTTTAAATCTTCACCATGAATATCCTTATTATCGAATCTATTTCTAATAATAGGTGCAAGTACTATATCTTTTAGTTCTCTTACTAAATCGGGATATTTCTTTCTATAGTCATCAGCCACTGTACCTTCGGTCAGCATAGCTTTATCATGTTTTATTTCAAATGTATCAAAGTCATTTATATAAGTTCTATGGGCAGGTATAAGATACTTGTCATCTGACTGAACAGACACAGTACCATCCCATGCATATAGATATGGTTCTATAAAAGAATCCTTAAATTTCTGTTCTTCCCATTTTTCTTTTCTTATGTGATATCTCAGCTCCAACACTTGTTCAGCCAGTACCTTGTCACCTAGACGCATCTTCTCGTCTATACAGTATTGCCAACATATACCACTAGTATATCTAGGGCACTCAGGTTTAGCACCATTACAAGGAGATCTATTCATGTGCAGATCAAAATCCCACTTAAATCCATTACCTACATCACCGCTATAATTCTGAACTATCTCATCTGGATTAGTACATCTAAAAGTGACAGTGTTTACCTTGCCGAAATTTGGACTATCCAAAGACGATTCAGCTGTAAAATCCTCGTTATCAGCTTGCCACCAATAACATCTGCCCAGGTCTGCACGCTTGTTGTATACTTCATGGGATAGTGGTAATCGTACATCAAAACCACTTATAGTAGTAAATACACCATCTTCATCAGCTTTCTTTGTACCATCTTTGTCGTCTGGCTGAAGTGAAGAAAACCCCATAATATATGAAGAATATGCAGTACACTTTGTAGCAGTACCAAACCCATCACATCTACCATCATTATACTCAGTGATAGCGCTATAATCAGCTGGGGTTGTAACCTTTCCTTCTTCTATCACAGATTTAGTAGCCCATTTTTTACCCGTTCTTCTATTTACAACATGTCTACTATGATCAGGTACTATACATCTTTTTTGGGTTCCAGTACCAGCATACTGATTACACTGTGCTTGTGTGCCTACCAGATTACAATGCGGATAAAACGAGGCTCTTATCAGATTACCCTCTGAATCCTTAACCTCTACCGGATTACCCTCTGAATCCGTAACTTCATCTCCATCCGCATTAGTTTTCTTTTCTGTAAAAGTACAAATAGCATTAGTAACATCCCAATTAGGACACAGTCCAGGTTCTATAGGATTACCGTCACTATCTATACTCCAGTATTGACACACATTAGCTGCCACTATTATCTATTACCTCCAAACTAAATTTACCAGTAGATTCTTCTACATGGTAACAAATCTTCTTAGCCCCCTCATAAAATCCTATGATGCTACGTTCTACTCTAAAACTCTCTTGTATACCAGGCACTACACTGGCACGATACTTAACAAAATAAGCTTCTTTACCAGATAAATTCCACTCGCGGCCGTCATAAAAAAGGGAGAGCCTTGCGATCTGGTTTTTAGGTACTTTTTTCCAGTCCAAGTCACTCTCCCTGAGTATTGATCCATTAAATAATTCTACTTCCCATCCCCTTCTCATAATACCTCCTTTGATCCTGTACTATCTATATTTTCTATTTATTTCTGCCACACCACTATTATTTACAATACCTCTTTTTAATAATTCTTCACCATCCCACAACTCTATATTATATTTTTGTTGAGCTAGTATAATCTTTTCCAAATCCTTTTTTTTCTTTCTACCTTTTACTTCAATATACTTTTCTTTATCCGGTAAATAGAAATCCGGTAAATAGTTTACACCATATTTTACTTTTAACCATTTATACTCATAATACCAATTAATATTATTTCTTGTCAAATAATCAGCTACTTTAACTTCCCAACCAGAGCGCATCCACTTCCTGCCCTGATGTGGGGTGTCGTAATAAGAACCTTTTCCCCAATGACTATTAAACCCGATCTTTCTACCATTAGTAAAAGCCTCCGACATTTTCTTACGAGCTTCCTCGGTATGTCCTACGCCATATATAGGATTTAGTTTTCCCATACGGGCTTCGCTCTTAGTTCTAGTAGGAATTCCATATTGTTTCATTTTCCGGTGAATAGGCGCTATACCACAACCAAATTTCTTACCAATTTCTACAGGATGAAGTTCCTTGTTCCAATATAAATCATATAAAACATTCTTTGGTATATCCACACGTATAAATCTATTACCATCTGGATTACTAACTTTCCATTTTCTCAGCCTAGTACTAATAGCTGTCTGAGACACATTGAAATATTCTGCTATTTCTATCTGCTTGCAACCATTATTATACATCTGTATAATTTCTTTTTTTTCCTCATCTAGCCATAATATCCTTTTCATATCAACGCTCCTATAGTATATTTTTAGATAATTCATTCTTTATTAATAAATAACCATCTACATATATTATAGAATATTTTTTCAATTTTGCTAGATATTTTTACAATAAAAATATATAATAACTAATTGAAATTACTTATTATCATGAATAATCAAAATAATTTCTGTAGTTGACGGTTGAATTTGCGCCAGTTTCTGATGAGCCAAGTCTAATATTCAACCACATAGGATCACTTGTCATACCTCTTAGTGGATAATTACCTACAGCCTCACTTGCATCTGCAGTCGCTACAACAGAAAGATTATCTTCTGTAGCATACAAATAGGTTGGAGGCGTATCACTGTCAATATCAGTAGCTGCTAAATCCATACGCCACTCTTGACCAGTCATTGGTGAACCACCAGCATTATTAGCCGGACCAACCGTACCAAATCTAAAATAAGTATCACTGTTTCCAGCATTATGATGACTAAATGATCCATTACTCTGTAAACCAAACTTCACTGTACTCATCTGTGTTGCACCAGACTCTATCTCAAACATAACTGCCCTTAATGAGCTCTCAGTTGAAACGGTCACATTGCCATAATTCAAACTTGTAATGTTGTAACTTGCTGGCTCCGGCGGTTTACAAATTATAAAGAACTCATCGCCTGCAGCTAAATTATTGCCGCCAGTGAAATTGATGTATAACCCTCTTGTTCCCACTCTTGTAGCTCCAGATGAAGTAGTACCTCTTGAAGCCCCACTCATATCACCTCTATCGGAACTCCATACAAATTCCGCAGTCCCAATCGCAGCATTAGCATTTGAACCTTCAGCATAGTCCGGTTTAGAACAGACTATTGTCCATGCAGTGCCAACAGTGTTAAACACCGCATCAGTAAATTTAGCCATCAATCCATATTTACCTACACTATACCAAAAGTCTGGGTATAGCAGTTCAGTCCAATCAGTTTGAGTGTCATCACCGCCACCTGTACCTACCCATTTCATTCTTGGTACATTTCCAGTACCAGCACCCATAGTTGTACCATTAGTAACATCTATTTCTATCACATAAGTAGTATCTCCACCAGTATTATTGAACACGCCACCAGTAGTCATAGTACCAGCATACGTATTACTACCTCCCTTACTAGCACTTCCTATACCCCTCACAGCAATATTATCATTACTAATGACTATACTATAAATCTCATCGAAAAATCCATAATAAGTTCCAGTAACCCCTATAGTACCATCAAATGTATTGGAGGTAGCACTTCCACCTGTTTCCGTCTTAGTACTAAATCCAAGAACACTATGAGCTGTGTTTGTACCACTAGTAGCTACAGTGACACTAGAAGCTGATCCTAAAGTTCCAGAATAGATTTGAAATCTATTACGTTTTGTTATAGTTCCACCAATAGTTACATTCTCCCATTTGCATATTGCATGATCCCA